GCTCATTGATGTTTTATTCCGTTCGCTAAAGCAAGCCAGTCAAGGTAAAGGCAAAGAACGGCATGATGTTTTTGGCGATAATTTTGAAGACCAGCCGATCATGTGGATTGAGAAGCATTTTAAATCTTTTCAATTAGGACAAGCCGTCAAAAAAATTCACGAAGCGCAGACACTTCCGAAAGAGAGGGCGATAGCCGAACTGTTGGGCGCGATAAATTACCTGGCGGCGAAGGTTATTGATTTGGAGAATAACTAGGCATTAACCTTAATTTATGATAAGAATGAGCAACGAACAAAAATATATTTATGGCTGGAAAAACAATTCAAAACGGCAAACACTTTACGGAAGAACTTGCCGCGTTATTGCAAGAATGAAGATGAACAGCGCGTGGGTTGAATTTGAGAATGGACAGCAAGAGTGCATATCACGAAATGCTTTACGGAAGGTTAAGGAGAGAAGAAAAGGAAAAATAACTTGATTTTAACCTAAATATATAGTATAGAAAACAGCTATGCAGACAGAAATCAAAACCGCAAAAATATCCGAAATAAAGTTAAACCCCGACAATCCTAGAACAATATCAAACAAAGACATGGAATTATTAATAAAGTCATTAAAAGAATTTCCAGAGATGTTAAATCTTAGGGAAATTGTGGTTGATGAAAACATGGTTGTTTTGGGCGGAAACATGAGATTGTTGGCACTTCAAAAAATGGGCGCAAGCGATTGTCAAATCAGAATGGTTAGCGGTCTAACGCCTGAACAAAAAAGAGAATTTATTATAAAAGACAATTCTAATTTTGGGCGGTATGATTTTGATAGCTTGGCGAATGAGTGGAGCGACTTGCCGCTAGCGGATTGGGGTATAGATTTGCCGGATGATTGGCTGAAATCTCCAGACTTCGCACCCGGAACGGAAGCGGATCAGGGACGCCTTGACGAAAAGAAACCTATTACCTGCCCGGAGTGTGGCCATGTCTTCACGACCTGAGTTAAAAATTGACTGGGCAACGCATGAAGCGGCGAAATATGCCTGTTTGCATTGGCATTATTCCAAGACCATACCAACCGGTAAAAACAATGGTTTACTGGGAGAGGATGGAATAAAAAAAAGCCTATTCCTGCCGAAGCGTGATAAGCAGGCGATAGCATCCTTCCCGGATGACAGCGGCGGGGCGGCACCGACCATCACGCTCCAAGATAAGGAGGCACGATGCAATACCGCTAATGGAATATTGGAGACAAAAAACTGTAATACAGAGATAAATCTATGACAGAGGAATTAACATCGTAATGCACATGTAACGATTACGGATACTGCCCGGAACATGGCTACGTTCAGCCATAGACGGGGGACGCATCCGCACAAACACGCAGAGCGCAAGGCGATGGAGAGAATACGAGCGAATATAAAAATGGTTATCAAAAAAATAATGGCGCAAAAAAACACAGGAAAAACGGGATATGAAAAATATCCTAAATTATTTAACTCTAAACGCTGGGAGTGGTTACGGTTAAGGACATTTGCTCGTGATAATTATACTTGTAAGCTATGCAATAGATTTACTCCTGCTCCGCAGTGCGATCATATAATCCCGCACGGTGGAGACAGTGATTTATTTTACGACGAGCAAAACCTACAAACATTGTGCATCACTTGTCATAATCGGAAAACAGCAAAAGAGCATGGGGGAAAAATATCGGGATGTGATGTGTGTGGAATACCAATTGATAATAAGCACCCCTGGAACACAGGGGGGGGTGGCAAAAATGTCTAGAGGGGTAACGCTGGAAACCGAGTGGGGAGCTCGGCTCGCAACATCGCAAAATTAGAGGAGGGGGGGTAAAATGCGTGGCAGAAAACCTAAGCCGACAAAACTAAAAATATTGATGGGAAATCCGGGACATCGGCCATTGCCGGAAAACGAATTACAACTAGAGGTTAAATTTCCTGCGTGCCCTGATGGTCTCACCCCTGAGGCAAAAAAAATATGGAAACGGGAAGCAAAGAAGTTAGAACCATCGGGAATATTAACCGAACTTGATCAGACTATATTCGCAATGTATTGCGAATCATATGCGACATGGAGCGATGCAGTATTACAAATTGCAAAAAGGGGCGTGATTGTGGGAACAAAAACTGGATTTCCAATACAAAATCCTTATGTGCCGGTAAAGAATACAGCGTGGAAACAAATGAAGGAATGCTTAGTTGAAATGGGGATGACTCCGAGTAGTAGAAGTAGAGTCGCGGTTAATCAGCAACCTAACAAAATAACGAGCAAAAAGGAAAGATTTTTCGCGTCATGAAAATAAAAAGAAAAAAAGATCGCGCCACCGCTTATGCACACAAGGTACTAAGCGGTGAAATACTGGCAGGGGCTTACGTCCGGGGAGCTTGCCAGCGTCACCTTAACGATTTGGAAAAATCAAAATCAACATCTTATCCGTTCGCGTTTAGCGAACACAAAGCAAGCGAAGCAATCGCTTTTTTCGAAGAGGTGCTGCATTTAAACGGTGGACAATATGAAGGGAAACCTTTTCTTTTGTTTGCATGGCAGGATTTTATTATTGGGTCGTTATTTGGTTGGGAAAGGAAAAAAAATAAAAAGCGCCGTTTCCGCGTCGCTTACATTGAAGGCGCGAAGGGGTGTGGTAAGTCTCCGCTTGCCGCGGGCATAGGATTGATGGGAATGCTTGCAGATGGAGAAGCACGAGCAGAAATATATGCCGCAGCGACCAAACGCGATCAGGCCATGATATTATTTCGCGACGCCGTTGCGATGTATGAATTATCGCCGGAGATTAATAAACGCCTTATTGCATCCGGAGTTGGTGAAAAATGTTGGAATTTATCTCATTTGGAAAGTGGCTCTTTTTTTCGGGTTATTTCATCTGACAAAAAACAATCTGGGCCGCGACCCCATATTGCTTTACTAGATGAAATCCACGAGCATACGGACGGGACAGCTATCGAAATGCTTAGAGCAGGATTTAAATTCCGAGAGCAACCATTAAGTTTTATGATTACTAACGCGGGACATAATACATCAAGCGTGTGTTGGGAATATCATGATATGGGAAGTAAAATTGCTTTGGAGCAAATTCAAAACGATGAATTTTTTTCTTATATTTGCTCGCTTGATGAAGAGGATTTAGAAAACGATAAATATTTAACCGATGAATCATTGTGGCCTAAAGTTAATCCTTCATTGATTCACGGCCTGCCCGGATACGATTATATTAGGAGCCAAATAAAAGAGGCTTACGGCCTCCCCTCGAAAATGGCTACTGTTAAGCGATTGTGTTTTTGTGTTTGGACAGAAGCGGAAAATCCGGCAATTTCGCGCGACGCATGGGAAGCGTGCAAGGATAAAGATTATCCTCTAGAAATTTTACAAAATCGCCGTTGCTGGGGTGGATTAGATTTGTCTGCCGTTCACGATCTAACTGCATTTGCATTAATGTTCGAACCATCTGAAGCCGATCCTTACTGGCGACTTAAGGTATGGTTCTGGCTTCCCGGCGTCGAACTTAAAAAAAAAGAAGACCAAGACCACGTGCCATATATCGCGTGGCGGGACGCTGGTTACATTAACGCCGTGCCACGCAAAACCATAGAATATGACTTTGTCGTGAAAGATATTTTTGAAATTTGTAATAAGTTTAGTGTGCAGAAAATCGCCTTTGACCGCGCTTATGTCGAGAAATATTTTTTGCCCGCGTTAGACAGAAGCGGATATCAATTACCGGAAATAATGCCTTTCGGGCAGGGATATTTATCGATGGGACCGGCGGTAAAAGTGTTTGAAAAAAAACTTATCGGCGAAACATTACGACACGATGGTAATCCATGCCTGACGTGGAATGCCGCGTGCGTAGTGGCGGAGGCGAATGCTGCAGGCGATATAAAATATTCTAAAAATAAAGCAACGGGTCGGATTGACGGAATAATTGCGGCTGTAATGGCTTGTGGAATTCTGGAAGAAGTAAAAACAGCATCTGTTTACGATAGTAAAACAAAAGATGAAATAAGAAAAAGCTTACTGGGGCAGGCTTAGTTATGGAAAAACAACTTTACAGAGTTGACGAGGTGGCGCAATATTTTGACGTTTCGAAATCGCTGGTTTACCGGTGGATTGAATGTGGGGATATTGAAGCCGAAAAATATCGGGGAACTATTAGAATATCTTACGATGCTATAATCGCCTATCGTGAAAACCACAAAATGAAACCGCTGGAATAAAAAGGAGAGATAGTGCCTATGGCGGATTTTTGCTTAACTTGCCTGGCAAGAGGTGTTTGCGAATCAATTTGTCCAGAGCTCAAATTACATCTGCGGGAAATTGAAGTAAAACAAAAAGAGCTTCCTATTCGCTTCCCCCGGCGTGGCCGGGTGGAGTGGGCGCCGCCGCCCACTAAGTTGACGAAAAGAGAACGGGAAATCGTTACGCTTTTTGGGAAGGGGCTCTCGCGGTCTGAAACGTGCGAACTACTTAAAATAACAAAAAAAACGCTTCGCAATAATCTCGCCAAAATAAAAAAGAAGCATGAAAAATAGGGACGCTTTTTACTCTTTGTAGAGAGGTAATTTTATTACCTACTCGCGAACTGGCGTTCCAGTGAGGGCTGCAATTAACTTAGGGAAACAAAAAAGCAGGGGCGGGGGTTTTTTTTGCAAAATAGACGCTTTTTTCAAAACTTGAAATCGCACATCAATCTTGATGTTCGAGACATTTTTCTTTTTGGCGGCCTTTTGCTTTTTGGTTACGGACTATATCTTTTGCGACCGTGGCTTTGTTTCACAATTTGCGGCTTGATTTTTATGCTCTTTGCTTTTTTTTTACGGAGTAACAAATGAGTTTTGTATCGCGCTTGCGACCCAAGGCACGTTCATCTCGCGAGTTGCAGGAATTTATTTTAGGCGTTTCGGGCGGCTCTACTTCTAGCGGGATCAGCGTAACTTCCGACAACGCGACAAAATCAGCAATTGTTTTTGCCTGTGTGAATATTCTTTCACGGGCTTTTTCTCAACTGCCCTGCCACCTTATGCAGCAAAACGGCAAGGACAAAAAAAAAGCAACAGAACACCCGCTCTACTTTTTACTGCATGATCAACCGAACGAGTGGATGACCGCGCCAGAGTTCTGGGGTATGGCATTAGTTCATCTTCTTTTGCGCGGAAATTTTTTTGCTCTTAAAAATACCCATAAGGGACAGGTGAACGAATTAATCCCGTTGGCTCCGAATGTGGTTCAAGAAGTTAAACAAACTGATTTTTATAAACTGATTTACAAATGCCGTTTTCCCGATGGCTCAATAAAAGAAGTTCAAGGCTCTGACATTCTACATCTTCGCGGCTTATCAACAAACGGCTACATGGGCATGAATCCAATCGAGCAGGTGCGGGAGAGTATCGGATTTTCGTTGGCGGCTCAGGAGTTCGGCGCAAGCTATTTTGGAAACGGAATCCATCCGGGTGTTATTGTTGAACACCCCAGCACACTGAAAGACCCTAAAACATTCACCGATATTTTTATGGAAACATATAGTGGATTGGGTAAGGCGCACAGAGTAATGCTTTTACAAGAAGGAATGAAAGCACAAAAGATTTCGATTAATCCGCAAGACGCACAATTTCTCGAAACGAGGCGTTACCAAAAAAAAGAAATTGTGGACATCTTCTTTTCCCTGCCGCTTTCCATGTTAATGGCGGATGATACCAATCCCACCTTCGCATCCGCCGAACAATTTGGATTATCCTTTGTAATATATTCGCTAATGCCGTGGGCGGTGAATATTGAAAAAGCACTAGCCAGAGATTTGCTCACCCCAGATGAAAGAAAAACACACTACGTAAAATTTAAAATGGACGGGTTGATGCGCGGCGATATGGCAACGCGCTTTGCCGCTTATTCTACGGCAATTGATAAAGAAATTATGAGTCCTAATGAAGTCAGGGAGCTTGAAGATTTGAATCCGTATGAGGGCGGTGACGAATATAGAACGCGGACTTCAACAGTAAAAGATATGGGAGGCAAAAATGCTTAAGTACAGAAATATAAAAAACGCTGAGGCAACAGCCAAATTTTGGGGCAAGACCCTAACAAAACAGGAGTGGTATAAAATTGAAGCGGCGGCAAATGATAATACCGAAATTATAGTATATGATGTTATTGGGTGGCCGTTCATTGAGGCCGATGCTTTTGTCCGCGACCTTGCTTCAATCAAGTCAAAAAAAATCACTTTAAGAATTAACTCACCGGGCGGTGATGTTTTTGATGGCGTGGCGATTTTTAACGCGCTAAAAAACAAAGACGCGGAAATTATAACAAGAGTGGAAGGCCTGGCCGCGTCTATTGCTTCCATCATCGCCCTTGCTGGCGATGAAATCCAAATGCACAAATCCGCAATGTATATGATTCACGACCCTTGGGTTTTGGTCGCGGGTAACCAACACGATTTGCGTGACATCGCGGACGTCTTGGCGAAGATTGGCGATAACATGCTCGACATCTACTACGATAAAGTAGGCGGCAAGAAACGCGAACTCAAACAGTTAATGAAGGACGAGACGTGGTTTAAGGCGAGTGAAGCAAAAGAGTTTGGATTAATTGATACGGTTTTAGAAACCGAAAAAAAAGTCAACGCGCTTTTTGACCTCTCTATGTTTGCCAACGCGCCGGAAGAAATCAAAACGGAAATTGAAGGTAGAGACTTAACGCTGCGGGAACTTGAACGTGCCTTGCGGGATGCAGGGGCTTCAAGGTCTTACGCGGCCAGAGTGGCGGCGGGAAGCCGCGATATATCGCGGAGGGATTCCGCGAAAGCTGAGAAATTAGAAACTTTAATTAATTTAATTCGAGGAGGAAAATAAAAATGTCCAAAGACATTAATGTTGTCATTGAAGATTTGGGGCATGCCTTTGAAGAGTTTAAGGCTGAAAACGATAATCGCCTCAAAGAAATCGAAAAAAAAGGCCATGCAGACCCGCTTCTGGCTGAGAAGGTTGAAAAAATAAACGCGGAACTCGACAAAATATCCGCGATGAAAAAAGAACTCGAAGACTTGCAGACCATTATTTCTCGCGGGAAATATCCGGGCGGCGGACAGACTGAGATTGATCGCGCGAAAGCCGAACACAAAGAGGCATTTGAAAAATGGTTCCGGAAAGGTATCGAGGGAAATTTGAAAGAATTGGAGGTTCGCGCTTCTTTATCCAGCTCATCTGATCCGGACGGCGGCTTTACCGTTCCTACAGAAATGAGCAAAGAAATTGACCGCGTTGCTTCAACTATTTCTGTTATGCGCCAGCTCGCAACCGTTGTGAATATTTCTACCGACACTTATGAGAAGCTAGTTAATCAGGGTGGCGCAACCAGCGGCTGGGTAGGAGAAAAAGCATCAAGAACTGAGACGAGCGCTCCGCAACTGGCCAAGATTGCTATCAACACAAAAGAATTTTACGCAAATCCGGCGGCAACTCAAAAACTGCTTGACGACTCTTCCCTTAATATCGAGCAGTGGCTTGCTGATGAAGTGGCTATTAAGTTCAACGAAGCCGAAGGCGATGCGTTTATTAACGGTAACGGTGTAGAAAAACCAAAGGGCATTCTGGGCTATACAACGGTTCCTAACGCTTCTTACGCGTGGGGGAAAATCGGCTTTATTGCAACCGGCGCAAGTTCTACTTTTACCGACGTGGATAAGCTGATTGATCTACAACAGGCACTGAAAGCTACCTACCAACCAGGCGCGGTTTTTCTAATGAATACATCAACGCAGGGTACGGTGAGAAAATTCAAAGACGGTGAGGGGAATTACATTTGGCAGTTGGGCTTAAAAGAAGGTGCGCCAAACCTGCTATTAGGAAAGCCTGTGGTCATTGATGATAATATGCCGTCTGTTGCTAGCAATAAATATCCAATCGCCTACGCAAATTTTAAAAGAGCATATTTGATTGTTGATCGCTTTGGTGTTCGCGTTTTGCGTGATCCCTACACAAATAAACCATACATTCACTTTTACACGACAAAGAGAGTTGGCGGCGGAGTTGTGATGTATGAAGCGATTAAACTTTTAAAAGTTGTTACAGGTTAAAAAGGAGGAAAAACAAAATGAAAGACCTTTACAATAATATTGAAATAGAAACCATAATGGCTCCTATTGCCGTTACGGGTCATACCAGCGATCAAGATATCGATCTTGCCGGTTTTAATTCCGCCGTTATCGTTGTTTCAACGGGCGCGGGGGAAATTGACGACCCTAACTATATGTCGCTTCGGATTTCCCACGCCGACGATGATGGAACGGGTTCGGCTGGAGATTATGCTTATGTGGAGGATGGCGATTTGCTTGGCGCTGGTAGCATTACGGACGGCGTACCAGCAACACCGCTCATTGACGACGAAAATACGACCTTTATGGTTGGCTATGTCGGCGGCAAGCGATTTCTCAAAGTTGAACTGAGGGCAGCGGCAACGACTAATGCAGTTATTGGTATTCACATTATCAAAGGCCATCCTCTTGATGCGCCCGCGATAAGTTAAAACCTGTCCTTCGATGGATACTCGCTGGGGCGGTCGATCCTGCCGCCCCAGCGGGGAAACCACAGGATTTAAAAGGAGAAAAAAAATGAGTTATCAATCTAAGGTTTACAGAAAACAAGGTGGAGAGGAATTTGTTGTTGCGGACGGCGGAACTATAACTGTGGAAAGCGGCGGCACGCTTGCACTGGAAAGCGGTAGCGTTCTGAGTATTGCGGATGGAGCGCTGGAAGCGCCTGACATCGCATTAGCACAGGGGAGTATTCTTGTTGGAGATTCAGATGGCAAAGCCGCTGCTATTTCTGCGAAGACAAGTGGACAAATATTGGTCGGCAACGGAACCACAGTGGCTAGTGTCGCTGTAAGCGGTGATATTGCTTTAGCCGCGACTGGTGAAGTGACAATACAAAACGGTGCTGTTGAAGATTCCATGATTGAAGGTCTGAGCGCCGGGCAGATTATTATAGGCGTGGACGGTACGGCGGCGAATAACACAAAGGTTACCCTTTCCGGTGATGTGACGATGGATAAGACCGGCAAGGTAACCCTTGCGCTTCCGAAACTAGTTGCGGCAGATGATAGTGTTACTATGTCGTACGAAGAGAATATCGCCGGTTTGTCTTCGGCGATAACACTGGCGAACGAAATACGCGGTGATATTATCAATCACTTTGGCAACGCCACCAGACACACAACATTACAATCTACTGCCGCAATAAAAGATGAAGCCGACGACCTTGCTTCGTTGATCGCTCTCACAAATTCTTTAATGACATTGTATGCAGCGCATAACGCCGATATGGTTCTCGGTTCGGGCTGGGCTTATCACTCTGCACAGGGCGCGGCGAAAGCTCTTTCGAGCGAAGTCGCTACCACAACTCTTGCCGGTTCTATAACCATGCTAAACGACATTAAAGCAAAATACAACGGCCACGAAGCTGATACTACTGGCCATGCCGATCAATCCTCTGTTACCGCCGACCAAGTGGCGGCCACTGACGCGGATTATGGCGATACTAATCGCGTAACAGTAGCCAATGCCGCTACCGGAGATATTGTGTTTTGGAATATTCTGGATGACGGAACTGAAGGTGTAACCGGAACATCAGCAACAGCGGGGGAAGGATATATTGATTTTAAATTTTCTGCCAACCCTCAGGATGACGCGATTGTTTCTTATCTTGTTATAAGGCCAGCGGCCAGTTAATTTTAACGGGGGGGCGGGGAAACCCGCTCCCGCTCTCAAAAGTGAAAGGGGGTAAGCATGGCAGTTACATACATAGGCCACTTAAAAAATAAAGCTATTGGCTTATCTACGGATATAAAGCCGGAAATGGCAAGCGGTTCTACTTTTTTCGAATACGATACGGGAAATCTCCTTATAAATATCGACGGCTCGACATGGGTAGTTAAGCAACCGGCTTCAAGCACTTTCGTTTCGCGGACAATAGATTTAAAACAAGCTGCGGCGGATTATGACTTATTTAATATCACGGCGCAAAACTGCTTAATTGATTTTCTCTACATAATTATTCCCACCGACAATTCAAATCCAGACGGCAATTTTGCTGGAATATCTATTCAGTCAACCGATGATACGCCGGTGGTGTTTATATCCAGTGAGGCGGGGGCGGCGGAAAACTTAACCGCCGGTGCACACTTATCTTATTTCGGTCAGGGAGTAATCGCGAGCGGAAAAAAAATCCAGCTTACGGTTATAGGCGGTGCGACCGACGATGAATGTGTTTGCACTGTTTACATTGTTTACAGGACATTGGTAGCGGGCGGATATATAATCCCAACCCCATCGGCGTAGGGGGGGGTATGAACAACTATACTGACACCTCGGAAACAACGATTACGGTGAAATGGTGGTGCGTGATTGTTCTCATCATTAGTATTTTCGGGTTCTTTTTTCTTGGATTTATTAATCATGAATCAAGAATCACAAAAACCGAAACGCAAGTTGAGGCCATTTACGATGTTGTTCAGGATATTAAAGCGGACACCACAAAAATAAAAGATAAGCTGTATGAGAAATGAAATATTTTAAACTGGAAGAATTTAACTGCCCTTGTTGCCAACGCAACGAGATGCAACTTGATTTTCTCGCAAAGCTTATCCGAGCGCGGGAAACATCAGACGTGGCTTACGTTATTAACTCTGGCTATCGCTGTGATGCTCATAATAAAGCAGTGGGTTCAAAAACTAAAAATCATATTTTAGGAAGGGCGGCAGACATTAAGGCGGTGGATAGCAGAACAAGATTTAAAATTTTAGGCGGATTAATTGCGGCAGGCTATACGAGAATAGGCATAGGAAAAACATATATTCATGTTGATGATATGGAAACGGAGAATGCTCCGCCGGAAGTTTGTTGGTTGTATTAATGGGAATAAGCATAGCAGAAATAAATGTCGGTGAGGTGTTTAGCGGTATCGGGTCGCTGGCGAAGGATATACGTGCGGCAATTACAGGCAAAGCCCCGATAGACGCGACTAAAGCGGCGGAGTTGGAAGTTAAACTTTTAGAGCTAGAGGAAAGTGCAAAAAACGCACAGACCGAAATCAACAAAATCGAGGCGGCAAGTTCAAGCGTTTTTGTTTCCGGGTGGCGGCCATTTCTCGGTTGGGTTTGCGGCGCGGCATTTACGTATAACTACATTTTAATGCCCTTTATCTTTTTTATGGCAAAACTTTACGGCTCTGAAGTTGAACTGCCTAACTTAGATATGGGAATTTTAGTAACGCTTTTGTTTGGTATGCTTGGATTGGGAACTTTAAGAACTTACGAAAAGACAAAAGGGGTTGCGCAGAAATAGCGTTCCAAGGGCGTTTTCTGTAAGGTGTAAAAAAATGAAACTTATTTTATTTTCAGCTCCGATAGTTGAGCCGGTATCACTTACCGAATTGAAAGCACATTTGAGGCTGGATTCACTTACTTTTGCCGAGAGCTTGGGAAGCACGCAATCAATCGCGCCGGGGCTTCAAGCGGTTAATGAATTATACGCGCTGGAAGGAACTGGAGTTAATGTGTTTGGGTATCCGGCTATTGTATATTTTCAGGCCGGAACTTGCGGAGCGAACGGAACGGTTGACGTTAAAATTCAGGAATCCGACGACAACTCTACTTATACAGACTGGATGGGTGGAGCTTTCGAACAGGTAACAACGGAAACGGACAACGCAACTTATGAAAAAGAATACACGGGAAATAAATCTTATATAAGAACCGTAGCCAGCGTGAAGACTGCAAGCTGTTCTTTCGGAACTTCTATCGTTACGAAAGCTGCGGTTACCGATGAGGACACGTATCTAGCAGAAATTCTGAAAGCCGCAAGACACAGCGTGGAGAACGATACCAGAAGACAGTTGATAACAGCAACATGGATTCTCTATTTGGATTTTTTTCCCTCTTCTAATTACATAAAAATACCATTAGGCAATCTGCAATCAGATAATTTTTCTATCAAATATAAAGACTCCGACGGAACGGAATATACTTTTGAAGATTATATTGTTGAAACTAACGGAGAAAATTGCGGCAGGGCAGTTTTAAAAAACGGTTGTTCATGGCCTTCAGCAACGCTTTATCCATCCAACCCTATTTATATCACCTTCACCTGTGGATATGGAGACACCGGCGCGGATGTTCCGGTAATAGCAAAGCAAGCGATAAAACATATGGCGGCAAAACTCCACGCGGAGCGAGGAAACGAAATGAGTGAAAGCCCTAAAGATATTACTTATTATAGATTAATTAATTTAGTGCCGCCGTTGTGGGAGTTTTAATGATTAGCGGAAGAATGGATCGGCAAATTATTATAAAAAAGAAAACCGTAACAACTGACAGTTTTGGCGGAGTAATCGAAACATGGTCAGATGTTTCGACCGTTTGGGCAAACGTGCAATATTTACGGGGCGCGGAAAGATACGCGGCCAAACAAACAGTGGCAAGCATCGATGTTAAATTCAAAATATGGTGGAGAAGAGATGTTGGAGTGGAAAACATAATCGAATATGACGGAAAAGAGTATGACATTTATGCTTGCTTAGAACTAGGACGCCGGGAGGGACTAGAACTCCACGCGGGAGCGAGGGCGGAATGAATCAAGAATTCACGTGCAAATTAAAAGGACTGCCGGAATTACTTAACCTGCTTGAGCAACTTCCCACGGTATCAATGCAAAAAACAGCGGTTAGAAATGCTTTAAAAAAATCAGCCGCGCCTATTCTAAATGTCGCAAAGCTGAACGTTCCGAGAGGAGATGCGGGCAATTTGGAAAAGTCATTAAAAATATCAACAAGCTTAAAAGCGAGCCAGAAAAAAGGGCAAACATACGACAGGACAAGAGTTACGGTTTATGTTGGTTCGTCCGCGCCTCATGCGCATCTTATAGAGTTCGGCACCAAAGACAGGACGCAAAAAAAGACAGGTAGGTTTACAGGGCGTATTTCGCCAAATCCGTTTTTACGAAATGCGTGGGATTCTACAAAAGAGATTGCGCTAAAGATACTTGCACGAGAATTGCGTGCACAAATTTACGCGGCGGCTAGAAGATTAAGGAAGCGAGCGGAAAAAGGAAAGCTAACAACAAAGCAGATTGAAGGGCTGAATAGGTAATGGCGATTTCAACAATTGAAGAAGCATTGCGATACTCAATTCTTGCGGACAATTCAGTCCGGGCGATTACCACAAGATGTTATGCCGCTGAACTGCCGCAGAATCCCATTTTTCCTTTAATACTGTTCTTTAGGGTTACGGGCGCAAGTGATGTTCATCTTGGCGGAGTATCCGGCATCGCTCATGTGAGATTTCAGATTGAGGCATGGGCGGAAACATACGCGGCGGCAAAGGAATTAGCAAGAGCGATAAGAGGAGCAATTAACACAAAAATATTTAGGGTTGATTCAGTAAGTTTGAACTCAATCGTAATTCAAAGCGAAAGGGATTATTACGAGCCTGATGTCGGCACACACAGAATCATCGCCGACTATATGGTTTGGGGAACAGAAAATTAATAGGGTTTTCTTTACCCTAAATTTAATGAGGAGGAAAAAAAGTGGCTATTGAAAGTCAAGGGACAAAATTAGAAATTAGCGGAACTAGCGGGGAAGCTGTTACTGTTACCGAATTAACGGTCGGCTATCCAACAATTTTGGGCGCGACGGCGCACAGCCTAGCAGAAGGAGACATTGTAACTCTTTCCAATTTTGCCGGTGATAATGCAGCAACGCTTAATAGCAAAGTGGTTGTTGTGCGCTTTGTTACCGACGATACCTTCGCTGTTGGGATTGATACGACCGGCAAAACTATAACCGATAACACTGATCAAGCGTTGGCAACCCCCTTGGAGTGGACGGAAATTGGCGAAGTTGTTAGCTTTGACGGGCCTTCAGGAACTGCATCTGTTATTGACGTTTCACATCTGGGAAGCACTGCAAAAGAAAAACTTATTGGTTTGCCGGATGAAGGCCAGATTACGCTTTCGGTTAATTGGGATTTGGAAAACGATACGGGTCAACAAGCGGCTATGGATGCGCGGGCAGCGCGAACGGAAAAGAATTTTAAACTTACTTTTTCGGATGCTTCGACTGCTACGTTCGCGGGTTATGTGCTTGGGATGTCCGTCAGCGGCGGGGTTGATGGCAAGGTTGAAGGTTCAATCACCATCGAAATCACTGACGACATTACCTGGTCTTATGAGGGTGCTTAATGAATCCCGTGTTTGGAGAAAAAAAAATCCAGCTTAACGGCGAGGATTATACGGTGAGGTTTACGTGGAAAGCTCTTGCAGCGATAGAGAATAAATACGGAGACGCGCCGGATTTTTTTAATCCTGAGGTTGTCGCAAATATTTTATCTATCGCGATTAACGATTCCGAAATGACGGCGGAAAAAATTCTGGAAATGAACGCGCCGTTTGTGCCCGTGTCGCTTGCCGTTCAGGAAGCTCTGCAGTGGGCTTATTTTGGAAAAGAGCCGATTTCAAAAAGCGATGAAAAAAAAAACCGCCGGAAGGGTGGATTCTTTCGGCTTATAAGGCGGCTGTTTTAGTTGGTATTTCTCCGGTTGAGTTTTGGGAGTTGACTCCGTATCTTACAAGGCTGGCGGTAGTGGCGTTATCGGATGGAAGAAACACTACCGCTTGGATTAATGCCAATCTTTACCGAGCGAAAAAACTTCCCAAACTCTCAGAGATTACATCGCTACAAAAAAGCACTCGAAATATTAGCGTAGAGCTTAAAACCGCGTTGAAACAAATGAAAAGGAAAAAGAATGGCTGAACCTATTGGTGCATTACGAGCAGAACTATCCGCTAATCACGTGCAATTTGAGAGTGATATGGGGAAAGCTCGCCGTGCCGCGCAGACTCATGCGAAGGGCATACAGGGCGCGTTAAGCAAGGTTGGCACTACGTTTAACAACACAATGAAATCCGTTTTGGGTTTTCGGGGTGCTATGGTTGCGCTCACTGCCGCCGGTGGTTTCGGTTTGTTCATGAAAAACACTATTGACGCAGCAGATCAACTTTCCAAAATGGCGCAAAAGGTCGGCGTATCGACCGAAAGTCTTTCGACACTCAAATATGCCGCCTCTATATCCGGCGTGGAGCTGGAAAAACTGCAAACCGGCCTTGTGCGATTATCTCGTAACTCAATGGATGTTACGCTGGGCCTCAAGACTGCAAGGGATGGGTTTGACGCGCTAGGAATAAGCGTTACTGATACAGACGGCGCGTTAAAAAAATCAGACAATCTACTAAAAGAAATTGCGGACAAGTTCGCAAGAATGGAAGACGGCGCATCCAAAACTGCCATAGCGACAAAATTATTCGGCAGGGCGGGCGCGGAATTGATCCCCATGCTCAACCTTGGGTCGGCTGGAATTGAACAGCTAGAGCAAAAAGCGCGGGATTTAGGAATCGAACTATCTACTGAAACGGGACGGGCGGCAGAACAATTTAATGACGATTTGCAAGAGTTAAGCACGCACGCTAAGGGCTTGGGCGTATCGCTGGCAACTTATATACTTCCTAATCTCACAGAAATCACGAAAGCGATGAAAGAGGCCGCGGACGAAAGCGGCTTATTGAAAGCGGCGTGGGTAGGTTTAGGCGGCTTGGGGGCGTGGGCTTTTACAGATGAACTTGATTCACTGCCGAAAAAAATTGAGAATACAAGAAAAAAACTTGATGAGCTGAAAAAGAAACAAGAAAACCTTACTCCTTCATGGGTTCAGGGAGCGCAAAAAAAACTAGGCGTATTGGGTAAGGTTTTTGGCGAAGCGGAAAGTTATAAAAGATTATCTATAGCAATACAAGAAACCGAATCTAAATTAAATTCTCTGGAAGCACAGCAGGCGAAAGAAGATGAAGCACGGAAAAAACGCGCCGAACAGCTAAAAGAGGAAACACAGCAAAGAGAAGAAGCAACGGTAAAAGCGGAACAATCTGTATTACGAATTGCGGAAGCTGAAAAAAGGCGTGTTGCTTTACAATCGGAAATTAAAACTCTTTATGATTCAACAAGAACGCCACTCGAAAAATACAACGCGCAGCTTGAAAGGCTTAATGATCTTTTAAAAATCGGCGCAATAGACCACGACTTATATAATCGAGCCGTAAATCAAGCTCAGATTGAATTTGATAAAAGTACGGAAAAAATTAACGAACATATCGAAGAGCTGGAAGCTGTTGAAGACAAATACGCGGAACTAAAACAAGCTATTGAGGGGTGGGGAAAAGAAAGCGCCAACGCGATAGTCGATTTTTGCCTTACTGGTAAGGCTTCATTTTCCGACATGATTCAATCCATGATTTCCGACATGATGAAGATGATTCTTTATCAACAAATTTTTGAGCCGCTAAGTAAGGGCATCAGCGGATGGATTGGCGGACTGTTCGCGGGCGGTGGTGGCGGCGGCAGTATGATTATTGGCGGGATGGCTAGGGGCGGAGTTTTCCATAAGGGAAATTTAGTTCCTTTCGAGCGCGGGGGCGTAGTTACAAAACCAACTATATTTCCGATGGCGCACGGCGCGGGCTTGATGGGAGAAGCCGGACACGAAGCGATACTTCCTCTCGCGAGAGTTAGGGGTGACTTGGGAGTCCGGGCTTCCGTGGGCGCACCTGTAATTAATATAATCAATAATAATAATTCTGAAATAACAACATCAACAAAAGAAACATCGCAAGGAATGGAAATAGATGTGATGCTTGATAAAGCAATCGCGCAGAAGATGGGCCAACGTAATTCCAATACCAATCAGATGTTGAGAACTAATTTTAGCGCGAAGGAAAGGCTGGTGGCGAGATGACATGGCCGGAAACTTTACCACAAATATTATTGATTGAAGGTTACGCGGAATCAATGGCCGATACTTCAATCCGGTCTTCAATGGACACGGGGCCAGCAAAAGTACGCAAAAGAACTTCAGCGGCAATCAGGCCGCTTAAAGGCACTATTATCTTAACGGAGACACAGCTTGCGGCGTTTAAAAATTTTTATATTACTGATTTATCTGGCGGGGCGTTACGCTTTACGTGGGAAGACCCTGTTACCGAAGAAGAACTGGAAATGCGTTTTACCGCTCCGCCAAGTTGGATACGAGACGGACTAATTTATAAAGTAAATCTTGATTTGGAAATTTTACCATGACGGAAGTAAGTTTGAATTTTCGGCAGGCGGCATACGCGCAGGAGACCGGCAGGGTATTAATCCTGCTGGTAACGATAGATCATGAAGATTTAACTGAACCAATTAGACTATCTACCGACCCCACGCAGGAATTGACGGAACTCACTACAGCGATAGAAAAGGTTTATGGAACTATCTCCAGAGGGGAAACTTATATTCACTTCCCGATTCGTATTGGTTTGCCGAGCGTTGATGAAAGCGGCTTTGGGGAACTGGTTTTAGAAGTGGATAATATTCATAGGGCCTACACGGAAACAATCAGAACTATTTTTACACCCGCGACTGTAACGGTAGAACTTGTTATGGATAACACGCCCGACGTGGTGGAAGCGTCATGGCCGGAATTTTCGCTTACTGAAGTTTCATACGATGCGTTCGTAATTTCAGGAAAAGTTAGAATGGATATTTTTCAGAAGGAGCCGTTTCCGGCGGGAACTTTTTCTCCTGCTTATTTCAAGGGAATGTTTATTTGATGTGGTGGAATAATTATGTGGTGGAATAATTATGTGGGTATACCGTTTAAGTGCGACGGCAGAGACAGAAACGGCGCGGATTGTTACGGGTTAGTTGCTCTTATCTATCACGAGCAATTAGGTATCGAACTTAATTTATTTAATGGGGTTTTTATAAACCAAAGTTTTTCCTGCTTAAAAAATGTAGCACGGGTTATGGAGGACGAACGGGAAAAATGGGAGAGGGTGGAAAAGCCTATTGTGTTTGATGTTATTCTTTTAAGGTTTTCTGAATATGTTTGGCATTGCGGAGTAATAATTGGAAATAAAAAAATGATTCACGTTATGACGGGAATAAACTCGTGTATTGAGAATTACAATTCTATCACATGGAGGCAACGAGTTGCCGAATTTAGAAGATACAAAAATCATAGTTTCGCCTAGTCCTTTCCGTTCACCGCGTGTGTGCGCAGTTCCGCAGGGGATGAGCATCAGGAATATTGTTGATTATATTTATGAGCAGGGCGGCGTTCCGACCCTATATCGCAATGATGATTTTATTGTAGAGATTAACGGCGAGCTGATTAACAAAGACCGCTGGAATATTATTCCAGGGCATAAAGATCATGTATTGGTTTATATTCCTGTTCATGGATCAAGTGAGGGCGGGAAAAATCCCTTACGGACAATATTGAGTATCGTTGTGATGGTAGTAGCTATCGCGGCGACGTGGTATTTCACCGGCCCCTTCGGCGGCGTTCTAACCGCCGACGGGTTGGGTTTAGAAGGCGCGGCTGCAAGTCTGTATGGCGCGGCATGGGGCGCGGCAACAATGACGGCGGGGACTATGCTTATTAACGCGCTTTTCCCAATTTCCGTTGCCGGTTTAAGTTCGGAGTCGCCCGAAGATAGCCCGACTTATTCAATACAAGGAGCATCTAACAAACTTATCCCGTTTGGCACAATACCAGTAATTTTGGGAACCCATAAATTTTATCCGCCTTTAGGCGCAAAACCATATACAGAAATTGTTGGCGACGACGAATATATAAGAATGGTTTTTGTTTGGGGGTATGGGCCACTAAAAATTAGAAATATTAAAATTGGCGATACGTTATTGTCAAGCGACGGAACTACGTTAGACGGTGAATTTGAAGATGTGGAAATTGAAACTGTGGAGGGGCGCAGCGATGACGCGGATTTAACTCTATTTCCCAATTCGGTGTCGCAGAGCTTTATCAATATTGAACTAAAAAAAGCGGACGGAGCGGTGACGCGAACCGCGCCGAAATCTGTGGATGAATTAAGTGTTGATGTGATGTTTCCGGCTGGTCTTTGTGTTTTTAATAATGAGGGCGGGCACGGTGAAGTAAATTGCCGATTACGATTGGAGTACCGCGAAGTGGGGACAGATGAATGGACAACAGTCAAAAAAAATCTTAAACATCGTTACGCGGGTGTAACGTGGCCATTGATTACTGTTCAATCTCATCCCAACACAACTTATTCCCTGTATGTAAATACAGGGGGAGTATTCCAGTTATATCAAGGCACATCGACCCTTTCGGGATATTACAGGATTGCAACAATTAAATATGTTTCCGACAAAGAGACGGCGCCCCATTGGGAATACGAAAACCTGATAGTTGAAGGTGTAAGCGGGTTTACGGTCAGCGTAAAAGCGGATATTGTAATCGGAGTGCCACAAACATACAGCCTTGTAGTGGCTTCGGGTAGCATTACTTATCTTGATGACCCCTTCAACGTAACTGATAATTCAACGACTACAGTAAGGCGCGGCCACAGGTGGAAAGTTGACAGCGCAAAAAACTACGAAGTGCGAATGACACGAATCACAAACGATTATGATGATACAAGAATTGTCACAAATTCTTATTGGTATGTTTTAAGGGGTCTGGTGAAGGGAGACCCTATTACGTTTCCTCAGCCATTAGCGATGACCTGCTTGCGGATACGAGCGACTAATCAACTAAATGGGGTGATAGACGAGCTTAATGGAGAAATTTCTTCTTACGCGCAAACATGGGACG